ATGTTATTAAATTAACAGGAACTTTAGCAGCCAACAGAACAGTATCTATTCCAGATTCAATTGAAAAAGTTTATCACGTACAAAACGCATGTGACCATGCAGGAAACACTTTAACTTTTAAAACATCATCAGGTACAGGTGTCCTTTTATGCGAAGGAAATAACTATGTATTATATTCTGATGGTACAAACATTGTAAAATTATCTGAGCAAAGAAACTGGAGAGCAGTTTCAGCAGCTGAAACAGTTCAAGCTGGCGCTCAACTTTTAGTAAATACAAATGGTGGAGGAGTGACGATTACGCTTCCAGCTTCACCTGCTACAGGAGATGAAGTTTCATTTGTAGACCAAGGATATGATTTTGATAGTAACGCATTGACTGTTGGAAGAAATAGCTCTAATATAGCTAACGCAGCATCTGATCTAGTAGTCAATACACAAGGCGCAGCTTTTTGTTTAGTCTTTTCAGGAGATGCAACAACAGGTTGGACGTATAAGGAGAAATAATA